AATTTAGCATGGTAAACTCAAAGAAATCAAGCAGGCATAACGAAATTTCTTTGGCATGTTAAAGTTTCCCGATTATTATTTACTGGTAGGAGTATCAGTTATGCTCAATTACGCTATTTATTGAGGTGATGCTACATGTTAAGTGAATTTGTTAATCGCGGAAAGTACCGCAGAACTAAACAGGTTAATAAAAAACTTGACGGATATACTTCAAGGATGGCGAAACCAAGCACAAAACCAGTTTTCGATGATAGAGTAGCATCTATCCTGGAATACATTGGATTCGGTTGGGTTGAAGGTGATTCAAGTCATCATGAACCTGAGAAGCTGTTTGAAGCATTAGAAAGATATTCACCATCTAAGGATACGTGGATAGATAAGAATGATGCACACTTACAAGCTGGTTTGAAGATGGCCTACAAGGTATTTGCTCGTAGAAAGCATCATACATTGTTGGATCCTCTAAAGAACACAGATGAGTTATGGACAGCAATCGACCCAAGTAAATCAGCTGGCTTACCAAACTTAACGTCCAAGCGTGATGATTTTGGTTATGCTATAGACCGAGAACAGCAAGTGTTAGCAGGTATCAAAGCAGCTGCCCCTTGCATAGCACAGAAGAGAAGTCAATTAGGCGGGAAGGAAAGGCTAGTATGGGCATATCCATTAGAGATGACTTTGATGGAAGCAAGATTTGCTAGACCTTTAGTTGAAAGATTTCTTAACTTAAGAACAACAATGGGCTTTGGAATGATGAAATGGGAGTTAGGTGCGCTAGTAGATTCAATAAGCAATAACATGCCTGGAGAGACAGTAGCGCTAGATTATTCTAAGTTTGATAGTACAATACCAAGCTTCCTAATTAGACAGGCCTTTGGAATTCTAGCTACATGGTTTGACCCTGCAGATTTAGAGAAATATGGATGGAAAAACATCATAAATTACTTCCTGTATACACCAATAGTGATGCCCGACGGAAATTTATATACAGGAAAGAAACATGGTGTTCCTTCTGGTTCATACTTTACACAGATGATAGACTCAATCGTAAATACCATTCTACTAG